GTCCAGCGTAGAAATCCGCACCTCGCCTGTATAGGTGAAATCCTCCACATATTCCTTGCCATTGTTGATCGAGGCAAAGGTCATCCCGTCCTTGCCATAGGCATAGAGCCTCGTCACAAGGCTGCGGGTATCCACCACCCGCTCAATGCTTTTCAGGTTTTTCCGGTAAGCGAACAGAGCGCCGCTGTCATTGCCGCCAAAGGTCAGCAGGTGGACGAGCCGGTTCGGGCAATCGAAAATGAGGTCGCCGCCGTGGATATTCTGCGTGGCCCGCAGAATAGAAAGGGCGTTTTTCTCGGTGCATTGCCACGTCCGCTTGGTCGTGACATTCACCGTTCCCACCGACCAGCCGGTGCCATCCAGCGCGTGGCGCATGGGAGCCTTGGCAGTATCCGCGTTAAAATCCACCGTGTCTTTCTCCTCGGAGAAAGACAGATCGTAAAAGGCCGCCTCTGCGTAAACCTGTGTAACGATCCGGCCATCGGTGTCCTTCGTATCCGTGAGGGTTCGTATGCGGTAAATATCGTTGACGATCTGCACCTGCTTTTCATTATCCAATAAGGCTCGCTTCGGATCGTGGAAGGGCAGGTAAAATTCCATGGTATCAGCCCCGTTGACTTCGCTGGTGACAACAATATCAAAGGCATTTTCCAGAACCGCCTCCCACGCGCCGTTTGCGTCCAGCACCACAGGCCGGGCAAAGCCCAGCTTTTCATAGGGAGCCTTTGGTATATCATGGAGCTGGATTTCCAGCAGCTTCGGGGTTCGGCTGGCATCCTCGGTAGCAAGCGTCACCCGGAAGCGGATATACTGGCGGTTCGGGGATTGCAGCTCACCGCTGGGGCCAATGGCCTGCCAGCCAGACCATTCCTCTAAGTCGTCCGAGGTGGAGGTTTCTACCTGCTCAATGGCAGTCACACCTGCCGTATATTCGCTGGTCGTAGCCACGCGGCCTGTACCGGAGAGGGAGCAGGCGGCTGCTTTGGTAATGAGCTGCCCGCTGGCCGGATAGGCCCCATCCGAGCTTCTAAGGGTAACACTGCCCGGTTCGGTGAGCGCATCCACATCCCCGGACAGGTCGCCGCCGTTGGCAAAGAGGGTGGCCTTGAAATATTCCGCCAGATCCTCCGCCGTCAGGTCGGAGTCCGTATCCAGAAACCAATCGTCAAAACCGCCCGCATAATAATAGGTATCCGCGTGCATCCCCATGATGAGGTCGGCGGTACAGGAACGGTTCAGCTCCCCTTCGATAGTAAGCTCGCCGGAAATCCAGACTGTACCGCTGCTGCGGTCGCCTACCACATAGCAGGCTTTGTATGCGTCTGGCTCGATCACAGCGGCGAGGAAATACCAGCCGTTATTCACCAGAGAAAACGGAGGCGTTACGGACTCGTCCAAAATAAGAGAGCCGGAGGAATTATAAAGCATGAGGCGAGGCCGCCCCTGATACAGCGAAAGGTAGAGAATTGGCTGGCCCGGCCCCTGCCTTGTGTTAAAAATCGGGCAGAAGGTATTTCCTACCGAGTAAGTGGTGGGGTTCATCCAGCCGCCCACCACGATCCGTTCCCCCAGCGAGGAGAAAATCGAGCCGTCATTCACGGCTTGAAGATATGTTTTCTCCGAGGTGGGGTTATTAAGGTTCAAGCGGAAATAATACCCGCGCCAGCCTTTCATCATGTTGGCGGTGGTTCCGCTCCAATGGATAATATTGAAGCCCCTGCCATGGCCGGAGGAATCTATCAGCCGGTCATTGCTGTCCGGCTCGGACTCGTTGAAACGCCACAGGCCGGAGCCTGCCCATGCGGCTGGAAATTCCCCGGTGAAATCCTCCTGCAAGGTCAAAGTTGTTTTTACTGCCATACCCTACCTCCACCGGCTCTTGGCCTGAATATGAAGCTCCGTGAAAACCGCGCTGCCCTCGGTGGCAATGGAAAGGGCATTGAGGCCCCGGCGGAGCAGCGGGAAGTTCAGTTCTTCCAGACAAGGCAGGCCATTGCGCAGGGTATTACCTGCGCTGTCCGTTACCTTGGCCGTCACCAGCCCGGTATCAATCACCAAAATCTCGCCAGCCGCCAGAGGGCCGACCACGCGCAGCGCCTCGCCATTTGTGGAGAGTAAAATCGCGCCGGAGGAGATTGTTCCTTTTAAGGCATACACCGGCTCGGAATCTGTGTTGCCGGTTTCTCGCTCTACTTCATGCTGGCCGGTCTGCGAAAAGGTAAAGGTTTCATCGTCCAGCGCATAGCCGTAAGGGTCAGCGCAGAGAAAACGTAAGGTAAAGGAACCGGCAGCCCGAAGGAGCCGCTCGCAGTCCACCGTATCGGAGAGCCGGGCGGAAAAATACCGGTCTGGCACATCGTCCAATACAAGCTGCTTTGTGCCAGCCGTAGGGTCGAGCCATGCGGCCACCTGATCCAGCACCGCCACCATATCCGCAAAGGTTTTCTGCGGATAGACATTGCAGGCCACGTCGATATACCGCTCTCCGCTGTCGGCCCCAAAATCTGCAAGGCCCGCTTTTCCGGGGACAGTTTCCGTATTGCTCCGAAGGCTCGGAACCATCTGCCAGCCGGTCAGGTGGGCCTTGATATTCATAGATTGAGAAGTAATTCCGTTGTATTGAAAGCCCAAAGGCACACCTCCTTTCGTCGTCACAAGCTCCATATCGCTCGCTTCCGCGCAAGCGCAAAAGCTCGTTCATTACGCTGCTCCTCCTCTCCCCACAAAGCCTCACGGCTTTGCGGGGCACCCCTAAGCAGTAATAATCCGTCCCTGAGCGCGGGAGCCTACCTGCATGAGATTGTAAAGCTCCTGAGAAATCCGTCGGATGTCATCCTCGCTGCGCACGATCATCTGCTGTACCATAACCAGCGGGCCGCCGCTTGCGGCAGCAAAGGCTGCGCCGGTCACGCCGCCCGTCACATTTGCGTTGGCATTGAGCTGGTAGTCGGTGGGGATCGCGGTCTGCATATCCTGCGCCAGCTTATTCATTACTCCGTCAATGTCCGAGGACATTTTCTCGGCGGCGGATACCGCCTGCCCGCCATTGTCCTCGATAGAACCGGCAAGGCCCTTGACGAGCATTTCACCCACCCAAGCCATCTCTTTTGAGGGAGAATTGATGCCAAAAAAGCTGCAAATTCCATCCCAAATCCCGGAAATCCAGCCGGAAACTTTGTCCCAAATCCAGCCTGCAAGGCTCTGGATACCCGACCACAGGCCCTGCACAATGTTCTTACCCACATTGACGATCTGGCCCATGGAGGAAGTAAAGGCATTGACGATTCCCGCAATAATCTGCGGCACCGCTTTTACTATCTCCACAATGATGGTGGGCAGGTTTTTAATCAGCGACACGAATAGCTGAACGCCTGCTTGAATGATCTGCGGGATACTGTTAATCAGGGCGTTCACCAGCGAGGAAATAATCTGCGGTATTGCCGCCACAATGGTCGTAATGATGGTCGGCAGATTTTGAATAAGGGAAACTAACAGGCGCACCCCTGCGTCTATGAGCTGGGGGATGCTGCCGAGGATTTCTGTCACCAAGCCCTCGATAATCTGTGGGATCGCCGCCACAATCGCCGTGATAATGTCCGGCAGGGCCGCCACCAGCGAGGTCAATAGCTGAATACCTGCGTCGATGATCTGTGGGATAGAGGCGACGATAAACTCCACAATCGCCACAATGATGGCGGGCAGCGCCTCAACCAATACCGGGATGGCGTTCAAAATTCCCTGCGCCAGCCCCGTCACAAGCTGCAAGGCCCCCTCCAAGAGAAGGGGTAGATTGGCAATCAGTGTTTGAACCACCGTCATCAATATCTGCACAATGGTGGGAACGAGCTGCGGGAGTGCCTCGCCAATGCCAAGGGCCAGCGTTGCGATCATTTGCGCCGCCGCCTCAATAAGCTGCGGCAATAGGGCCAGCAGGCCGTTTGTCAATTCCAAAATGATTGTGACCGCTGCACTGGCAATCTGCGGCATGGCCGCAACAATCCCGTTTGCCAGAGCCACAATAATATCCACGCCAGCGTCCAGCAAGGCGGGAAGGCTGGCAAGTACCGCCTGCCCGATAGCAGGAACAATGGCGGATACCTTTTCCAACAGAACCTCGACCAGACCGCTCAGGCCCTCTGCGAAGGTTTCTGCGGAGCCAGCCGTTCCTTCCAGAACACCCTGCAAGCCCTCGCCCATGAGGGCCACAAAAGGGAGCATGGCCTGCAATACGTCTGCCGCCATGAATTTCAGCGTTGTCATAATCGGCTCCGCAATAGCGCCCAGCTCCGCGTAGGCATCGGTCAATTCCGCCTGCGCCCGCTGGGCCTCCATTACATCACCGTTAAGCTCTTTGTAATTTTCCGCAGCCTCCTCATACAGCCCGTTCAAGGTATCGGTAATGAGAGCCGCCCGTTCCTGCTCGCTGTTGCAGGAATCCAGAGAAGCCTGAAAAGCGTCCTCGGAAACACCGGCCCAGTTCAGCGCGTCGGCAAGGGAACCGGTGATCTGGCCTGTCTTGGCGGTTTCGTTGGCCGCCTCGGTCAAGCCCTCAATGGGGAGGCTGTCGCCAAAGGTGGCCCATACGCCAGCGGCAATGTCCGTCCACTGTGCCAGCTCCTCCTCGGTGTCGCACAGCTTGGCAAGGTGGTTGACCGCTTCAACACTTCGATCTTCCTCGCCAAGAATGGAATAAAAAGACTTATAGGCTTCGCTGGCCTGCTCGGTGGTAAAACCGGCAGTAATAAAGGCCGCGTCCAGCTTGGCCTGATCCTCCCGGTATTCCCGTGTAGACTCCGCAAGGTCGAGAAAACTCTTAGTAAGCCCGGCAAGGGCAGCGCCCGCAGCAACTACCGCCGCGCCAATCGCCACACCCATGCCTTTGACTACCGAGCCGACCTTATCAAACTTGGAGGAAGCGTTATCCGCATCCTTGGCCGCGCCTTCCAGTTCATCCCCGAAGTCGTCTGCCTGATCGCCGGATTGCTCTAATTCATCCCCCAGCTCGTCAATGGCCCGCTCATTCTGCGCCAGCTCCCGCTCCATATCGTTCAGGGCGGCCTGCGCATTATTGAGCTGCGTCTGCCATTGCTTTGTGCGCCGGTCATTTTCCCCGAAGGAATTTGTGGCATTTTCCAGTGCCTGCTGCAAGGTGCTGATTTTCTGCCGCTGGGTATCAATTTCTTGATTGAGGACGCGGTTCCGGGCGGAAAGGGCTTCCACGGATTTATCCTGCTTATCAAACTGTGAGGCCACAAGGTTCATTTCCGAGCCCAGCACCTTAAAGGTCTGGTTGATCTCCGCCAAGGCCTTCTTAAATTCCTTTTCGCCTTCAACACCGATTTTCAGCCCAAAGTTGTCCGCCACAGATACCACCTCCCTCCGGCGAAAACAGCCTTAAATCCCCGCAGGGATAATGTCGTCAATGAACAGCTCCCGCTTCGGCTTGCTGATCCCGGTAAACTGCTTGTGGCACTCCCACAAATCCAGCAAATACCCGAAGGGCATCAGCCACGCCTCCTCCTCAGAGCGGCGCAGAGGAACCGTTGCATAATAAATCAGCCGGGTAAACAACTCCTCGTCGCTTACCCGACCGGCACGTTTTTTGGATCGGCCTCGCTTTCAATGTTCCGCTTTGTTCCCCGGAACATGGCCTCCATGATCGCGTCCTTATAGGTCGCCAGCTCTAAGGGGGAGGTCAAAAGCTCCACTTCCTCCTCGGTGAGCAGGGGCCTCGGCTCCTCCTTGTGGCGCAGGTTATAGACCAAAACGCTCTGGTTTGCCATGAGGACGATCAGCCAGATGATCTCATCCAGCGCCATCTCAAAGTTTTCCGATTTCATCAGCTTGGTTCCGAGGTTTTCCAGCCCGCCGTATCGCTTGGCGATCTCCTTGGTGGCTCTGGTCGTCAGCAGCAGCTCGTAGGTTTCCCCGCCGATCTGGATCGCGGCGGCTCTTTCATTCTGTTCCATCATGCAACATCCTCCGTATAATCCGGTTCATAAACCTCGGTGTACCAGCCGCTAATAACAGAAGCCTCCACCGCAGCATCATCTTCGTTAACCTCGGCCTTCCAAGGGTGTTCATTCTTTCCGTCCAGCTTATTGCGGCGCATGACCGTCCCCTCAATGGTGGGGGTGGAAAATTCGATGGAATCTCCCTTGGTCGTGAGATTTGTAGAAGGCACCGCGAATTTCACCCGGTACAGCCAGAAATAGCGGTAAGTGCCGTTTGACTTGCGGGCGCGGAAGCCCACCGCCACCGGTGCGCCGTCGTTCTCGCTGGCGGAGATCAGAACGCCGTTTGCGTCAATCTTGGCCCCGGTAAGCGCCTCGGCGGCGGCCACGCCAATATCGTCCACACCGAGGGAGAGGGTGCCGCTCTTAAACTCCTTGACGATTTCCGCCGCGCCGTCGTCCGCATAGAGCGTGGCCTCGTTCAGCTCAATCGAAAGTTCTGCGGTCATTGCCTTGGCCAGCATGACGGGAGTGCCGTATTCTTCGTCGCCGTTTTCGTCCTCGGTGATCGGGGCGTAAAACAGCTTGTCAAGTCCAATCGTCGCCATGTATTCAATCCTCCATTCCGTAATGTTTCGCCACGTCTATGGCGTAATGATGAAAGCCGGTGTCGTCCTCATGGCCGATATACCGGCGGTCTGTAATTGTAAAATCCGCACCCAGCAGGGCGCGGATCATTGCATTTTTCTGTTTGGTATAGCTGCCCTTGTTGAAATAGGACAACCGGGCCTCCTGCACGTCATAGAGCGGCGCATTATCCGCATGAAGGCCGAAGCTGTCCCCAAGGGGCGTTATCACCAGATATTCGTCCGGCGGGGTATCGCTGAAAATGCCGGTTTCAATGGGTATCCCCAAAGGCAGCAGGCAGGCGTTCAAATCTTCCAACAGGCTCAAATTTTCCCCACCTCCTGCTCAAACTTCTGCTTCATGGCCGCAATGCAGGGAGCGCGGGAGGCGGTGCGGGCAGGCTTTAAGAAAGGCTTGGCAGGCTGGCCGCTCTTGCCATATTCCAGCACGTTGGCGATCATGGCATTGCTCCGGCCATCGGAGCGCGGCTCGGCAAAGCCCACCTTGACGTTATAGTTGCCTTCCCGGTCAATCTTCGCAGGGGAAACACCCAGCGCAGACACCAGCTCGCCGGTGGAGCGGGACTCCACCTTGGTATCCCGGCCAACCACGGAGCGCAGGTTTGCCCATACCTTTTCCACCACAACCTCGCCGCCAGCTTCCAGAACCTTGGGAATGATCTCGTCCGTTTTATCTCCCAGCCGGGAGAGCTTCAAAAGAAAGTCCTCCGGCATTTTTACCTGTACCTTAGCCATTTGCCGCCACCACCTTTTTCGCTAAAATTTCCACATACATCCCGCGCCCTTTCACATCCTCCACGCTGGTAATATCGTACCGGCATCCCTCGCAGAGCAAAAACAGCTTTGTGGAGATTTCCACACCGGGAATGGCCCGGAAGCGGAACAGATCGGTGGCCTCCGAAAAAGCCGCCCGGTTTGCCCACCGCTCGCTGCCATGGCGGGCCTCATGGTAGGCCCGCACGTTTGCCAGCACCGTATCCTGCTGCGTGGAAAAGCCCTCGGCATCTTTCACCGCCTCAGTGGAGAGGATTTGTACCGGAGTGCGCATTTTCCCAAAACTCATAAGCTACACCTGCCATTCCCGGTCGAGGCGCAAAAGCAGGTTGACCGTATTCCATACCTGCCCGCTGGCCTGCACGTTGTCGGAAAAGAAACCGCCGGTGCTGCCATCCCGGCTTTCGTAAAAGTGGGAGGATAGCATGATAACGGCCTGTTCGGTGGTGGGCGGCATGGGATTGTCCGCATAATGCCCGGCAGGGATATGCTGGTAACTCTCTGCATAGGAAACGGCTGCCGAGATATAGCTTTGCAATAGCTCGTCGTCCTCGTTATGGGAAAGGATCAGGTTGTCTTTGACCTTTTGGAGCAAATCCTCCATGCCGCCACCTCCTTATCAATCGGCAGACATAAGGCCCGCCGCCTTTAGCTTGGCGAGCAGGCCGTTAAAATCCGTAACAAGGGCGGCCACATCCTCTGCCACGCTGTCGGCCTGATTGGCCGCCTTGGGAACCTCGGCAGAAGGCAGGCCGGTGACGGTTGCGCCCTCTTTGATTTCGAGAGCGCCGCCGATCACCCATTTATCGCCGCCCTGTTCCATGTAATTCTTTGCGTTATAGCTCATCCGTCAGCCCTCCTTACGCAGCCTTTTGCTGCAGCACCTTCACCGCTTCCGGCAGGATCAGCTTACCGTCCACGCGCTGGGTAGCCAGAAAACCAACCTGCCCGGTGGTAGCGTACAGCTCGCCAAGGCGGCGGAAGGAGCGGCCCTGCCGGTCAGCCACCCAATAATAAGAGAGGTCGCCAAACAGGATGGATTTTGCACTGGCCGCCATAGCGGGCATATAGGCCGAGGTGTAGACCGGGCGGCCCAGCAGCATATCCGGAGTGCCTGCGGTCAGGGAGGGCTGCCACAGATACTGGCCGTTCCCGTCTTTGAGCTTCCGCAGGGCCTTGACCGAGGAATCGTTCATCAGGAATACCGCGTTTTTCCGGTAAGGCGCTTTCAGGGAATAAAACAGATCGAACACCTCGTCCGCCGTAAAGGCCGTGGCGGAGACAGCCGTTACGCCGATCTCTGCGCCGCCCGTTGCAGCCAGAACACCCAGCGGCTTTCCGGTGCCATCGCCGGTGAAGAAGGCTTCCTCCTCCTTATTGCCGATCCGGCGGGCAAACTCGCGGGAGATATACGCCTCCAAATCAAAAACGCTGTCATTGAGCAGCTCCTCGCTAATTTTTACCAGCGTCCCCAGCTTGTAGGCCCCGATGGAAACCTGAGAAAATGCGTCGTCGCTCTCCGGGATCGCGCCTTCCTCGTCCACCCACGAAGCCGTACCCTTGGAGGCCACCACCGGGATTTTGCGGTCGCCGGAGCTGGTCTGGATCACATGGGCCAGAGTACGGAAAATGTTCTGCTCCTCCAACGCCTCCACCAGAGTGCGCTCAAATTCATCCGGCACCAGATAGCCGCCCTCAGAATCCGTACCGATCTGCAGGGCGTTCAAAATCTCGTGGGAGGGCATCTTGCTCCTCATGGCGTTCCAGAAGGAGCGGCGGTATTCCGCAGAGGCCCGGCCTGTCTTTTCCTCACCGGAAGGAGCCGCAGGCTTGCCCGTCAGAGGGGTATTGACCGGCTTTGCAAGCTCCGCGTCCAGCGCGGCCTGCCGCTCCAAGCGGTCAATTTCTTTGCCGAGGTTTACCACATCGGCCTCCATCTTTTCATAGGCGGCCACATCCTCGGCGGCCAGCAGGCCATCGGCCCCGCGCTTGGTATCCAGAAAAGCCTTCGCGGCCTCCCACGCCTTGGCACGTTTCTCACGCAGTTCCAAAATCTTGTTCATAATGAAGTCCTCCTTAAAATTTCAATAAATTAAGCCGCTGGTACAGCGGCTCGGCAGGTTGTTTCTGTTCGGTTTTCGTATGGGGCAGCTTATTTAACAGCCGGTTTGTCACCGCCCGCCGCGAGAACGCATAGCTCTCCGGTTCGGGAGCGGGTTCTTCCTTCTCGGCAAACAAGAGGTCGTCCGCAAAGCCAAGTTCCACGGCTTTGTGGGCGGACAGCCATGTTTCCGCGTCCATGAGGTGTGAGAGCTTCGCCCTCGACAGCCCCGTTTTGATCTCGTAGGCATTGATGATCGACTCCTTTACTTCGTCCAGCATGGCGATGGCCTTTTGCATTTCCTCTGCGTCGCCAATCGCCACCGTCAGGGGGTTATGCACCATCATTAAGGCGGTAGGGGCCATGAGAACCGAGGTTCCCGCCATGGCAATGACGCTGGCCGCACTGGCGGCGATCCCGTCAATTTTGACGGTCACAGCGCCCTTGTAGTCCATGAGCATACTGTAAATCTGAGAGGCCGCCACACAATCGCCGCCCGGCGAGTTGATCCAGACGGTAATATCCCCCTCGCCAGCCAAAAGCTCCGCTTTGAAGGCTGCCGGGGTCACATCATCGTCAAACCAGCTTTCCTCGGCAATGGTGCCGTTAAGGTAAAGGGTGCGGCTCCCGTCCTCGGAGTTGCGCACCCAGTTCCAGAATTTATTCACTTGTCTGTTCCTCCGTTTCTGTTGGATTTGTTTCTGCAGTTCCGGCAAAGGCTCCCGCGTCCGCCAACTTCGTCATGGAGCCGTTTACCAGATAGAGGTCGCCGCCCAGCTCCGGCGGAATCCGGTCGAGGTTTTCCAGCTCCCGTATATCGTTGGCGCTCATCCAGCCATTCTGCCGGGCTACCGCGTAACCGTTCATGCGG